TTTGATTTTATTGGTGTGCTTGTCATCTCTCTGAACTTCAATCTCATCAAGGTTAATAGTTACTGGAACCTGAGTCTCTTCATCATCAGGGCAAATAATATTAACTTCTAGATCCTCTCCAACAGATTTACCACGAATATTTAAAAATAAGTATTCAATATCAAATGTGGGTAGATTTTCTACTTTTATTCCATTAGAAAGAATGCAACTCTTAAGAACTGCTTTAATAGCATTTGTAATTTGCTTATTATCTTCACTCTCTAGAGCAATCACAAGAACCTTCTCTTCTTTTACAAGAAATGGTCTGTATTTGACAGTCGCACCTGTCGAAGGCAACTCTAACTCATAAGTCGGAGTCGCAATTTTTGGTAAAGGCATAATTTACTTTAGCACTTCAGTATTGTTATTTAGTGGGTTTATCTCAAAGCTTCTTGGACTAATCCACCAGCAACATCTCCAAGAAAATCATTCCCTGTCAATCTATCTACAGCAGAATTTACAAGTCCACCTGCAAAACCTGCTAAACCACCAGCATTAAACTGTGATTGTGAAAATGGATCCTGTTGAGAATATGCTGCTGTTCTATATAAGTTCTTTACAATATACCTAACATAACTCAGAGATACTGTGCATTTTAGTAATGAAGAAGTATCATAAGAAACGGGCATAGAGTTTATTGCTAAAGGAAATACTCTAATAAACTCATATTGCATTAGATTTTGATGATCTTTTTCAAACTTTGTAATCTTTAATCCTTGATCTGCAATATAACTATCAGGATATTTTATTCTATAATCATAATTAGATTGCATTAATTGAGTGTCTTGATCTCTATCACTAATATTTCTACCATTAGTAATATATGAAATCCACTGCTCAAAGAATTTAATTGGTTGATATAATCCAGCATCCACATAAAAAGTTAAATCAATTCTATCATCAAATATTCTTCTATGAACATGCTTCTCTGTTACACCTGTCCTATCATTATTAATTTCAAATGTTGCTAAATTGGAACCAGGAAGAGATGCTTCTGAACACATCAATTCAATCTTATCTTGCTTACCAACACCTCTCCATTTAGAAAGCGCATCAATAATAGGAATCTCAACTTCAAAGTGAGAAGTAGTTGCTGGTCTTAATAAATTAGCCTTAATGTCTGAGACTCTTGCTACTCGTGGCATTTTATAAATACTTTTTGACCTTATATATTATGTATAAGAGATATGGCAGAAAGTATTAAGAGTATATTCAAACCTAAGAAACCTAAGAAATATAAAGGTGATATAACTAACATCATCTGTCGTAGTTCTTGGGAAAGAAGGTTTTGTAATTACTGCGATCTAAATGAAAATATTGTTGAATGGGGAAGTGAAGAATTTTGGATCCCATACCTATCTCCAGTTGATAAAAGAATTCATCGTTATTTTCCAGACTTTATTATAAAGGTAAAAGAAAGTACAGGTAAACTTAAAACTTATGTTATTGAGGTAAAACCACTCAAACAAACTAAATCACCCAAGAAAAGAAAAAGAGTAACTAAATCATATCTTTTTGAATGTAAGACATATGCTGTAAATCAGGCAAAATGGAAATCAGCAGATGAATGGTGTAAGGATAGAAAGATTGAATTTAAGATTATAACAGAAAAAGAACTAGGGATCAAATGAATAGAATTGAGGCAGTAAAGGATGAATTAGAGAAATCTGTTAATGATCCTGAAGAAATGATGCTAATAATCATGGAAGCATTAAATAGCACCGTGACACCAATTCCTGAAGTAGGAAAATTCTATACCTTTATATACAACGCAAAAACTCCTGATATAACATATGATCAACATCCTCTTATTGCCTGTACAGATTTGCAATCATGGGGTTTCAAAGGATTAAACTTTCACTGGAGACAATCTCGTAATTATACATGGGAAGAACTAGCAGGACAGCTCTATATTGTTGAATATACTGAACTAGATGACCTTCTCAGATTTCCTTATGGGAAATTCATTACTAAATAAGTAAAAAGACTATATCTAATGTCTGCAGTCACTAGTAAACTTAACCAAATATCTATTGGGGAAGGTAAAAATAAAAAAACTATATTTACAGGGACTACAATGACTCCCACTACAGATGCTGATGGAAATAAAACATATAAAGTAGAAATTGTTCAATATGATAATGCAAATGGAGATGGTGGAAGAGTAATAGGACAAAGAGATGAAACTAATGGTAGTAAGATAAATTGGAATGATAACGCAAATAAAGATATAACAGGAAGTCCAGATGCCCAAAAATCAATTAAGAATGCATCTAGAACCCAAGCAAACAGTTTAGAACCACAACTTGTAGGTAATTCAGCAGATTCACAAGCATTTAATAAAGCACAAGGTATTTCTTTTGGGACGGAAAGTGATAATGACCAAAACATGCCCACTAATGCTTATGAAGCAAAAGAAACTTTTCAAAATAGTGGAGCAGGTAAGGCTGCTGCTGGTACAAAAGAAAGTGGATTTGGATCTTATGTATTTCCTTCTAGTTTAAGACAAGGAACAGATGGTCAAGACTTTCTTAAATTTGATATGCTCAAATATGAACCAAGAGATTTTGATAATAAATCTTTCTCATTTAAGAAAAGAACAGATACAAATAAAAGAACCATAGGAACAGTTATTCTTCCTATTCCTGGTGGGATCCAAGACGCACAATCAGTTAGTTTTGGTGATAGTAAAATGACTCCATTAGATATGGCAAAAGCTAATATCGCACTCACAACAGTATCTGAAGGAATTACCGCTGGTATTGGTGCTGCAGGAGATGCCGCAACAAATCTTGCTGCTTCTTTTGGTGATAATAAAAAAGCACTAGCAGCAGTTATTGCAGGAATGGCAGCAGGAGCAGGTGATATGCTTACTAGAACTACAGGTGCTATTACCAACCCAAATATGGAACTATTGTTTAATGGTCCAGATCTAAGAACCTTCAGTTTCCAATTTCTTCTTGCTCCTAGAAGTCAAGATGAAGCTATGACTATCATGAAAATTCTTAGATTTTTCAAACAAGGTATGGCTCCAATTAGGACAAAATCTAGATTATTCCTAAAATCACCACATACCTTCCAATTATCATATAGAAACTCCAAAGGTCAAGATCATAAGTTCTTAAATAAATTTAAAGAATGTGCTCTACAATCATTTGGTGTTAATTACACTCCAAATGGAAATTACTCAACATATGAAGATGGAGTGATGACCGCATATCAAGTGACTATGACTTACAAAGAACTCAATCCAATATACAATGATGATTATGGTAATAGTGGTTCACTTCCTGCAGAAATAGGTTTCTAAAATGTCAAATTATTTTAATTTAGTTCCAAATTTTGAATATGTCAGCAGACTTCCTGATGCTAAAATATCAGACTATATTACTGTAAAAAATCTTTTTAAGAGAGTATTCCTTAGAGAGGATATTTACCAAAACCTCACTTTCTTCAAAAAATACTCAGTTATTGGAGATGATAGACCTGATAATGTAGCTGCTGAAGTATATGAAGACTCTACTTTAGATTGGTTAGTTCTTTTAACTAATAATATCGTAAATGTCCAAAATGAGTGGCCATTACCCCAAAATGACTTTAATCGTCATCTTTTAGATACTTATAATGATGACTATGACAAAATTTATAATGGAGTTCATCATTATGAGACTATTGAGGTAAAAGATAGTAATAAGGTGGTTATAGTACCTGAAGGATTAGAGGTAAGTGAAGATTTTTCAACAACTTACTATGATTACTTTATTGGTGGATTAACGACTGCAAACAATATTACCAGACCAGTCACAAATTACCAATATGAAGAAAAGATAGAAAATAAGAAAAGAGAGATTTTCATCCTAAAACCAGAATACATAAGTGTGGTCATGGATGATATAGATGACATAGCAGCATATAAAAAAGGTTCCACCGAATATGTCGATGAAACCTTAAAGAGAGCCGAAAATATTAGATTATATCAATAAAAAAACCTAATAGGGCAAAAAATACTGGAGTTTTTTTTCCGACTTTTTTGGAATTAAAAGTCGAATTTCCCTCAGCTATTCTTCCGCTAACTTCTGGAAGTATGATAGTGCATCATCCTCATCAGAACTAGCAGATGCTACAGCAGCAGTCACAGTTTCTTCTGCCTTACGTGTTTCAAAACTAGGTTGAAAAGAACCACGAGAGTTGTCTTCATCAGACACCTCTTCATCTACACGACGTGCAGGAGGTCTCTGTCCTAGAACATACTTCAGACGTTTCTGAAGGTCATCATAAGACTTGAACTGATCAGCAGCAGTAACAGCAGCAAGTGAATACTGCTTCTTCCATAATGCTTCTAGTGCATCGTCATCATCTAGAACAGGAGATACTTTATCGAACTCTGACTTATCATAGTTCCAGTAACCATCCTTCTTCACAATCTTCAACTTGAAGTTTGCACCTTGCCAGAAGTCAAAAGGATTAAT